GATATTATGGAATGGGATTATAAAATATATCCAACAGGATATTTTGATATTATTTGGGGAAGTCCTGAATGTAAGATATTTAGTATGTTACAGAATACGTGGATAGGAAAGAAGTGGAAAGATAAAAGTGAATTAGAAGCACAGAGAGAAATTCATAGTAAATTCATAAAAAAAACAATAGAAATAATAAAGTATTTTAATCCTAAATATTATTTTATAGAAAATCCATTATATTCGAAAATATGGGATTATGTGGAAGAAGATTTTAAAAATAAATTTGTAATTGTAGATTATTGTTATTTTGGATATAATTATAAAAAACCTACAAAAATATTAACAAATAAAATATTAGAAAATAAAAGATGCGGTCATAAGAAACACGATATGCGGATAGGATTGACTGGGTGTAAGATGATAAACGCAAATGTAAAAAAAAAAGATAATACGAATTTGATGGATAGATACTCTATTCCACAAAAATTATTGGAATATCTGTTAAATGGCGGGGTTGCCCCATAGATAGATAGTTCCTCCCTTACTGGGTTTATCCTCCCTCCCTTCCTCCCCAAAAGCATAATCAATAACAACATATTATATTATTTTTAATTTATGGTCTTGGGGAGGATAGGGAGGATAAAATAAGAAATATTTTTTTTGAAACAAAAAAAAAATTATAAAATATTTTTTTTATTTCTATAAGAAAAGTTGGACTACCTATCCTCCCTGTTTTATCCTCCCTGTTTTTTTATTCGATACTTTCGCAATCGTCTATGTGGTTAAATTCTTGTTCGGGATAATCTTTTATCTTACCTTCTTCCTGTATTCCGTCCCAATCGAATACCGCAACCATTACACCATTTGATTTTTTGATTTCAATATATTTTGTGTTAATATTTCCAATAGCAACTTTCAATTGAATTAGAAATTTGCGTTGATCCATTTTATAGGATTGTTTAGTTTCATCGCACCATCTTCTGTATTCATTAAATAAATAAAGAGTTTTACATTTTTTAATCTCTCCAACTTCTTTTTTATTATTAACAAAATATTCTAACCAGCACTCCTCCTGTGGTCTTGAAATATCTTTTAAAAATTCCATATATTCAGTTTCTTTAATCATATGATATTTGAAATTTTCAGGTGGTTCTAAACTCATAAAATAATTATACATAGATTTTATAGCATTACTATCTTTTTGATAATTATGTCCCTCTACAAAATATTCAGTATCACCAATTTTATCAGGTGACGTATGGATTAATAAATATCTTCGATTATCACTTTCAATAGGGATAGGTTCTGCTTTATTCGATGCTCCAATAAATCTATGAAAACTATCAATAGTGTATTGTCCCTTGTTTTTTTCATTAATTAAAATAGTACCAGTTGTTGTAATTGCTTTAATTTTTCCTGAATAATCTTGTGTATTTTTTCTGCTGAATTCGCTCAAATGAATTAAAAAACATTTTTTCATCATAGGATTAAATGTTCCCCAAATATCTTGTTCGGGATTAGTTGCTTCAAAAATCTTATTATCACCAATCATCGCACTAATCCAACCAATCATCATATCTTTACCTGTACCTTGCTTACCAATAAAAATAGGAACAAATGATTTAGATTTTGGATATTTCAGTAAATGGGAAATCCATAATTCAATAGATGATGCTACTTCTTCGTTATATCTACATAAAACTCTAATATGATTTCTCATAAATTCTACTGCTTTTAAATCTTCATAATATTCCCCGTCCCAGTTTTTAATTTCCCAATCTCTCCATAAATTATATTTCTTATTTCCTTCGTAAGATGGATCTGTGATAATATGAGTAAATATTTTCTCTCTTGGTATATTTTTTAACCAATCTTCAACAATTGATTTTTGTTCTTCTTTACCATTTCTATCAATAGTAGTATAAGTTATATGTTCTGTTGCTTGTATAAAAGCATCTTTTTTATAAAATTCATAAGTTCCGTCATCTTGGATTATTCCATATAAAGGGGGATTGATAATTTTTATTGGATTATTTTCTTTTAAAAATAAATCCAGTTTAGTTTCACAACTATCAATATCACCACAAACTTCATCTAAATCATATTCCCAATCATCAGGAAGTTCAATATCCGTTTCAATAGGTTTTTCTACAACATTAAAATAATCTCCATATTGTTCTTTTACAAACCAATTAAAATCTTCCAATAAATCTTCGGGTGGATCTTTTACCAAAAGTCCATCGAACATTAAAGCAAACACTTTATTTTCAGGTGTAACTTTTACAAATACATCAATAATCTCACTTTCGACTTTACATAAAATACGATTTACGAAACTGCTATTTAGATTATTTTTATCTTGTTTTATTTTTTCTGTATCTTGTAATATTTTTTTGTAATCTTTTATCTTTTTTAATTCGTCCCTTATAAATTTCATTTCTTCCTGATATTCCTTTATCCATTTATTTTTACTTTTCAAAAAGTCATCACTATTTGTAGCAGTTAATATTAATTTTTTAACATCATAATCAGGATTATCATATAATTCTTCTTGAAAATTTTCTTGAATAATTTTATCTTTATTAAATACATAATTTTTTAGCAATTGTTTATCAGTATTTATGTTATGTTTTTTACACAAATAATATAATATTGATGGGTGTGCCGATTTTAAATCATAGTCCCTTACCACACTACCTGCTAATAAAAAATTTCTTATATTTTTTTTTATACCTTGAATGCCGTAAGAATATCTGCGTCCATAATTTGTGTAGTTTCCATATCTATATTTAAAATCTAAAACTCCATTATGAATTATCAATTCTTCTAAAAACTTCTTTGTTTGTTCTTTATTTTCATCTTGACTTTCCTTATCATAAAAGTCATCTAAATTCTCATAAGCATAAACAACTCTGCGTAAATCGTATTCTTCCCTAAAACAATCCATATATATATATTACTAAATATTTTTTAAATCCTTAAAATAATTAATTGATTAAATAATTATTTTAAAGAAAATTACCCTTAATATCTTGTATCCAAAAAGAATAATGAAAATTCCTAAATTTTATTTCTAAACATTCTCGTTGTATTTCTCTCCGTAATTTGATTGCGTCGAACACCCATCTTATTTTATTTTCTTCGTGAAAAGCATCTTCCCCATCATACCAGTCACTAAAATCTTTTAACTCTTCTACAAATGGGTATGTAGGTCGGGCAAACATTATAATATTATTTTGTATTTGTAATTCTAAATTTTCCATATATATATCTTAATATTATTTATTCAACGAAAGCCGCCGCTACTCCCGCAGGGTTTCTGCGTACAGCCGCACCAGCCGCACGACCGAGTTGTTTTCCACCACGAGTAACTGCGTGTTTAGTACGCATTCCTTGTTTAACGCCCTGCTTTCCAGTTTTATAAGCTTTCGCCGCAAACTTCTCCGCACCAGCAACATCTCCTTTCTTTGCTCGTTTTTTCGCCTTCCGTAATTGTCTTTTCGCACGAAGTGCTTTATGCCCTGCCCGATCTCCGTGTTTGACTGCCGATGCTACGTTCTGTAAAAAATTAGCCATTATATAATATCGGTAGAAAAATATTAATTATTGTTTTCATTTTTGTCTTCTTTTTCAAATTCAAGTTTATTAAAGTTCCTAAAAAATTCAAAATCAGCATTCTTCCTCAACGATGTATCGATAAGTAAAAAATCATAACGGGATTTATATGCGGTATTCATAATTTCGTCTGCTTGTTTTTTAGGCATTAACATATATTCCTCTTGAATTGTATTTATTTCTCGATTAGTTTTTGGTTTAAAGAGAAATATCATAGAAGCATTTGAACGAAGTGCTGGGGATAAATCCGTTACTTTATGTCCTACAACCCAAATAGATAAATTTTTATGCCTACGATTTTTGATTATTTGATTAAGAGTTTTTTCATTTTCACGAGAACGAAGTTGAGAACTAACGTCATCTAAAATTAACAAATTATGTTTATTATCTTCAACTGCTTCATCTGTGATTTCTTCTACTAAATCAAATACTTCTTCATTTAATTCAGTAAATTTTTGATTATCTGCTATTTTTTCTAACGGACTATCTTTGATTGTATGTGCTGATGGAGAAACAAAAATAACTTTATCAAACATTTTACGATAAGATAATTTATGTTTTTTGTCTTTTGTCTGTTTATTCGATTTTAGTAAATTTATTAATAGGTTAGTTTTACCTGAACCCGATGCTCCCGATATTATATAGAAGTGACTGGTCGCCATTAAAGGTTCTATAATTTTTTTACCTTTATTATCTTTGATACATTTATCACAAGACATATCAACACGATTAACTTGGAGTTCTTTATTTTCAATCTCTTTGATTTTCATTTATTATAAAGAGAGAAAAAACATCTATACAAATAGCATTTGTGTCGGTGGTTTTTTAATGGGTGATGGTGTGGGTGTTGGAGCAGGTTTAGGTTCTGCTGGTTTTTGTTTTCTTACATATTTCCTTTTAGGTTTAGGTTCTGCTGGTTTATTTTGAAAAGCCATTAATTCTTTGTATTGTTTCATAGTGAGAGGTTTATCATCAGGGTCTATTTCTTTTGCTGATGCTTTCACAGGTTCGTTATTGTGGAGAGTTGTATCAAGTGTTACTGCGGGAGTGGTTTTTTTTGCTTCCCGTCTTTTTCTATTAGCTTCCTTCATTCTTTCAGTAGCCGCAATTTGTGCTGGTGTCCTTGCCTTTTTAAGTTTAGGAGGAGGGGGTACATTAGCAACCATATCGAATGTTTCTTCTTCACTACTCTCACTATCGCTACTACTATCCTCAATTACCATTACTGCTTCTTTTTCACTTAATTTTTCAATCGGTTTTCTCACAATACTTTTTTTTCCCATTATATATATATATGGAAGATATTAAAAATTTACCTAAAACACAACTGGATTTTGATGAACTTGGAAATTATTGTGATAATATTACTGATGAAAATGTTTGGGATAATGGTCGAGATTGGAGTGAAAAAGAAATACAACTATTCGTGGAACAATTTAATAATTTTCAAAATGAAGATCCAATTGTAGATATGGATAAGCTTGACCCTAAATTTATCCCACTTGCCGAATTCCATAAAAAGTTTAGTGGTTTCGATGATAGTGTAATTGAAATGCTTTATGAATGTGAAAATAAAAAACTGGAAGATGCCCGTATTCCTCCTCTGCGTGTTAAGAATGAAAATGTAACCCTTACTAATAATTTATCTAATATTACATATATAGATGACCCGAAGGATTGTAAATCAAAGACAAAATGTGAATCAAATTGTGAAAATAGTATTGGGGGACTTGAAACCGAAAAAACGGAAGAAGAAGAAGAAGTCTGTGTTTAAAACCAAGTCTGCGTTGGAAGTAGCCCGTAATCCGCAACCATACGAAATACCATTATATTATCCACCATTCCCCAGTCCTCTTCCTAAAACAAAGTTTGATAATAGTTCGAAAGTAGCAAATGCTTTAAGAAATTATGCGGCGGTTAGTAAAGCAGAAATAAATAGATTACGTGGGGATTTAACAGCATATCGGCAAGAAGCACAAACTGCTTTTAGACAAAATGTAGCATTTCCAAGAGCAACAATAAATGTAGGTGATGACGATATAACGGGTACTGATATAACAGATGTTGGTTCTGTTACATCATCTGTGCCGTCCGCACACGACCCCGATAGTGATTTTACTCCTTCTGTTTCTTCTGCTCCAACAAGTGTAACTTTTGGAAAAGCAGAAGGTTTAGTAGCAGATATGAGAAGAATTCTTAATGAGGGATTTCAGTCACCGAGTGATATATCAGCACCAGCACTTGATGAAACTTCTGCGGGAGAAGAAACCTTGATGGATTTAGCAGGTGCTGGTGGGGGACGATTAACCGAACCTGATTATACGACAGATACAAGTGTTGCTTCTAAATCCGTTAGATTTAATCCTGTATTAGATGATGTAATGGATTTAACTTCTGCCCCCGAAAGTGATTTCGCACCAAGAGCAACTAAACAGCAACGAGCATCTCGTCGTTCGAGAGTTTATGTTGATAATGCTTCTAATCGCAGGTTGGGTAGAGTTGGTAAAAGTTATTAAAAAATAGTTTATTAATATATATGACTAATAAACTATTTGTAGTGATAATGTATAGTGATTATGAACGTAGCCGAATTGGATATTGTGGATTGTTTCCAACTAAACAAGAGATTTTAAAAAGAATACCCATCTTAAATTATAATGATCTAATATTTAAGACAAAAAAATATAAAACTTGTAAAAGTTTATTCGATTGTATAGAAATCCCAAATTATAAAAAAGAATGTTTTAATTCATATCATTTAACAGATGATAGAAGATTTACTCAACCTTTACTTCTTGCGTAACATCTTGATTTTGTTTTATGACTTCGCTGGGTTCTTTGATATTACTAACATCATATTCATTTAAAAGTACCTGAATTGTTGTTCCCCTATTAGCACTAATCTTACGGAGCATATCATAAGACCCTGCTTCGTCAGCATATTTCAAAACTGCTTTCATAATTTGACCTTCGTTAAGTCCTAATACGATATGTTTTTTCATATATGAAGCAATAGATGCTGGTGTTATTTTCTCTCCATTCTTTCGAATAAAAAGAGGAACTACATCTTTATCACCAAGTAACTCTTTAACTTTATCAGCAAATTTCTTAACAGCAATAATGTTTTTTTTCTGTCCGTATTTTTTAGAAGTCTTATATTTATTTCTAATAAAAATAACTTTATTACCATCTACGACAAGATGATTTCTTTCGGGGTCATAAGTATCTTTTTTATTTGAGTGTAAATCAGCAAGTGCTATATCTTGATTACGTGTATTTATTTTTAACATAATAAAAGATGTAATGTATTTCTTTGGGTCTTCTTCTTTTTTAACCGCATTATTAATTTCTTTAAAAGAAGGTAAAGAATTATTTAAATTAATATTCTTTGTTTTTTGAATTTGTCTTTTATCTTCATTAATTTTATTTTTAACTTCATCGAATTTTTCTTTATTATCATTATAATTATAAATTTTAGTAGCAATTACAAAAACCGAATGTCTTGTAGAAGCATTTTCAACGGAACTGATTGCTTCTAAAACATCATTCACGGAAATTTTCTTAATTGGTTTTCTTTTATCTGTTAAATTCAATAACTTTCTTAATCTTTTATAAGAATTGGTGTAAGCTTTGGTTGTGCTTTTTCCTAAATCTTTTACAATTGTTTTCAGTTCTTTCTCCATTATAATATATGTATAGATAATATTATATTTTTATATTATTAAATTATAATAAAATAATTATCTTTGGTTATAAATTAAAGAGAGAAACTTCTCGAATACCGAAAAATTATAGTTATTATCATATAAACAATCAAAAATATTTAGTTATCGTTATATAATAATTATTATATAACGATAACTAAATATTTTTGGGTCTTTTTATGATATTATAATAATTTATTTGCCGATAAATTATTTTTCGGTCGGCATAATATTCCACCCCAGTCTTTCCAATCCAGTTTTTTTAATAATATTGTTCGCCTCTTCTCTTCCGTATTTTTCATCACACTCTCGCAGATACAAACTGATAAGATTGTGTGAGTATTCCTTAACATCTACCCAGCAACTTTCGTAACCGACGATGCGGGTATAATCTTCAATCGTAGGTTCTTTCGGCAACTTCGGTGGGTCATAGTGATCTTCGTAATCACTTTCGTAATCGCTCTCGCTTTCGTAATCGCTGTTGTTATTGTTGTTGTTCGCCATCTTGAATATGTCTATGGAGAGTTCGGGGAAATCCAAATCAATTTTTTTTTTAATTATGCTTTCTCAACTAAATCCGCATCGTGACCTCGTCCAGTAGGATATGGTTTATTTTGTCTTTTATTTATAACATTCAATATAAATTTATAAACTCGGGCAGTAGCCCACATCTCCTCACTCGTCACACCTTTACGTACTGAACTTGGATTATTTCTATATGCTCCCACACCACGATTAAACACATCTTCGATTAATGATTTTTTTATTTTAAAATATTTAGATAATGTGCTTCGTTTTCTATCAGGTATTTTCTCTCCATATTTCTTTTCAAACTCTATTGTAAATTTACTCCTACGCATATATATATGTATAATGTTAAAAAAATAACTACACATAAATTTATCTATCGTATATTAAAAAATAAATTACCACAGGATATAACATTCCACATCAGTAAGTATGTTGGTAAATATTTTAGAGTTAATATTCCTAAAAAATGGGTTCGATTAAAACTTCCAAGAGAGAAAAGATTAATTAAAATATATTATTAAACTATTAATTGTGCTTCTAAATCTGCTACTTTTGTTTCAAGAGTTTCTATTTTAGTTATTGCCTCTTGTAATGCTTTCCATAAATACGGAGTAAAATTTCCATAATCTAATGCGTGAGGATAAATCACTCCTTCACTTTCCATAGGGTTTTCACAATACCCATCTTCATCAAAAGTATTCAAACTATTATCACAACAATTATATTTATCTCCTTTTGGTTTTAATGTGCTGAAACCCTCCAAAGCATAAATCTCTTGTGCTATAAATCCAACGTCGTCTTTTTGATCTTCAATCCAACGAAATTTACGAGGTTGTGCTGTTTTTAATAATTCCCAACAACTATCCATATCTTCAATATTTTCTTTTAATCTTACATCACTACTGGTGCGGTATTTTACATTACTTCCGCCATCTCCGTCTATACGTCCTCTCGCACTATCACTTGTAGATCTAAAATTAATACAATTATTATTGTTGTTAGATGCTCTCATACAAATACCTTCTTGTAATTTATTTGATGCTCTACAATTAATTTGAATGACCCCGTTTCCTGATGTGTATCCACTTCCAGTCCCAGCATCACACAATAATATACCTTCTTTTATTCTTACAGAAGCATCATTTGAACCATTTGTTGATATATTTTGTTGTGTATCTACTAATAATTGATTAGCTGATAAATAAGCATTAATTTCTACATCAGTTGTTATTGGTTGTGTTAATGTAACAGAAGACGCAAAAGTAACCGCATCATTAAAATAAGCAGTTCCACCAACACGCACACCATACGTATCTTGAAATGTTCCACCTCCACCAAAATACCAGTTTCCACTCGCAGACATCGTTGTATTCTCGGTTCGAGTAGAACCATTCGCATAATTAGAAATTAACATACCACCTATGTTAGTATCATCACTTGTAACCTTACCTGCTATTTCAAACAGATCACTTATTGATGAAAGATCATTATCATAATTTTCAAATCTCAATTGTGCTTGACGAACACTTGTTGATCCGTTTCTTGCCCCCCTTATTGTAATCGCCGCATCAGCATCAGTAGTAGAAGAAGGTTTTACTAAAAGTTGCGTGGTTGTATCACTTATAACTTCTAATCGTTGCGGAACTTGTATAGTTGCGTTTGTGTTACTAAAATCGACTGAAATTTCATTTGAACCATTTACTGCTAATCCCCCATTTGTTAATGCGGTGACCGACGACCCACCCGTAGCATTTAATGTATGAGGTGAGGTTGTCGCATCAAAAGACAAATTTGAACCTGCTTGAAATATTAAATTAGCATTTACACTACCCGATGTGATCGTAGCTTGTTTTCCTGAAACTGCTGTTGTTAAAGTTTGAATTTCACCTTCTACATCTTTTATCACATCACCTCCGTCAGTATATTTTAAATTTGCTCCTGATATTATATCACCAGTTGCGGTTATACTTGACGATATTGATGTCCCATCAAATGAGATAGTTGTACCCGTAATATCTATTCCGTTCCCCTGTGATAGGGTTGCTTGTTTTCCTGTGATTGCTGTTGCGTTTGCGTCTATTTTTGTTTTCACATCTGTTACTACACCACTATCTACATATTTTAAATTCAGTCCTTGTATATTTCCACCTGATGTAATACCTTGTGAAATAGTCCCATCAAATGTTATTGTTGTTCCTGTAATATCTATTCCATCACCTGTTGTTAATGTTGCCTGTTTCCCATTAACTGCGGTTGTTAAAGTGGAAAACTCACCTTCTACATCTTTTAGCACATCACCTGCGTCAGTATATTTTAAATTTGCTCCTGATATTATATCACCAGTTGCTGTTATACTTGATGTGATTGATGTCCCGTCGAATGAAATCGTTGTACCAGTAATATCTATTCCATTACCTGTGGATAAATTATCTTGTTTTCCAGCAAGAGCATCAGCAAACCCTGAAATTGCGGAGGTATTATTAGCAATATTTGTTGTAGCATCTTGTAGTTCTGTATTCGTGAGTGTTCCAGTAACATTTAAATCGGTTGTTGTTATAGTTTTTGCTGTTATGGTTTCAGCAGTTGCTATGGTTACATCATCATCATTAATTACATTTTTATTACCAAAAGTATTTTGGTTGAATAAATTTTTACTCATAATATAATATATAGTTAGATATTATATGGAAGACTATACAAAATATACTCTTGAATCTGCTTGTGCTTTATTTATTTCTGTTTTAGCATATCGATTATATCGTATGCGTTGTAACACAAGTTCTAAATGTTGCGGTGATAATGTTGAAGCAGATTTTCATAATTCGGGAGGTACGTCTATCGAGATAGGTCATCTTCCTCCCTCCCTTCCTCCCCAAGACCAGTTATAGTAAGGATATATTATATTATTTTTCAATTATGGTTTCAGGGAGGATAGGGAGGATAAAATTAGAAATATTTTTTTTGAAACAAAAAAAAATAATAAAATATATTTTTTTATTTTCTATAAAAGACTTCGGGGGAACTACCTCCCTATATTATCCTCCCCACCCTTTGTCTCTTCCATTTGTAATATTGTATCCCCTGATAATGGTTCTCTTTTACAATTAATTATACCCCAACATAAAGTTATATCTTTACATCGAGATTGTTCTGCCGTTTTACAAAAAGATATTATAAATCCTATCAACATACCTGTTAATGCTAAAAGTCCTGTTTCTGTTAATGTTACACAAGTCATTTATATTTACTTTTTATTTTTTTTCTTTTTTTTCTTTTTGATAGAACCATCGTGGAAATGAGATATTGCGTGTGCGTGAATTCCTTTTTCTGTAAATCTTTTTGCCTGTCCTAATGCTGTTACACTTTCGACCATATTTTGTAAAAATGATTTACCTTTACTTGCGTCGTGTTTTACACTATGAGTTTTCATTTTACCAAATGGAACATTACCAGTTAAAAAACCAGCACTTACAGGATCATTCTTAATCCTATGATGTTCTACTTTATTTTCTAATTCTTTTGCTACTTTTGCCGATACAGCAGATCCATTACTAAATACAGGGTGAGCCGCCGCATTAAATGTTTTAGCAGAAGTTAAATGTTTCCTTACCTTTTTGCTGTTTGCTATGGTGTGATTTAAAGTCCCGCCGCCGAGTGAGTGTCCCCCCATATGTAACTGGGTGGGATTTAATGCTTTAATTATTTGGTTAGTTTTATCTTTCCTTCTTTTAATTTTTGCGTCGTGTCCTCCTAAACCTACTGCCGTCATTAAATCTGCTGTAATATCACTAAAATTTTTATTACCTCTATCAGTATCTACTTTTGTTCCTCTGTGTGCTATAAAAACATTATTGGGATCGTCTTTATGTTGGTACGTTGTTATTTCACTACCCGAATGCTCTTTATTGACTACATATCCTGTTTGCTCTACGTGTTTATTAGCATTTGCTATACGTTGGGATTTACTTACTCCTTTTTCGCCCAATTGATATGTAGCTTGTGTTAATAGTGCTGAATGTTCTCTCGATGGATTTTTACTTTCCATATTATATGTAATATACTAATATAATATTGAAATATAATTAATCATTTATACGGCAATAGACCAAGTTAGGGTATTGAGATCAAGCATACACATAATGGTATGTTCGCCGAAAATATTAATAACGTGAGCCGCATTAGGAGCCGCTGTGTATTCGAAGGTTGCCTGTACCACCTGTCCCACACAATTTACGCCAGCAACCAAACCA